GTGTCCATTCCAGCCTACCCTGACACCACAGTAGCTGTCAGGGGGCTGGGTCTGTGGGAGTCTGACAGACTGCAAAAGCGTCTGCAGAATCGGGGGAATCGGATAACATTACTGCAGCTGATGCTGCCGGGGGGCTGAACATGACTGATCGACAGAGGCTGGCACAACAGCGTGCAGGGCTTGTTAAGCAGGCTAAGGGTCTGCATGACCTAGCATCACATCGGGAATGGACACCAGAAGAATCCGCTAAGGTGGACGATATCGTAGCACAGATCCAGTTGCTGGATACCAGGCTGGTAGCTGCAGAGGAATACATTGCAGCAGATTCAGCAGAGGATACCACGGAAATGGAACCAGTCGCTGAACCAGCGGCTGAACCAGTTGCAGATCCAGAACAGGTCCAGCAGAACAATCTTGTCCGCCGGATTACTAAGCTGGAAGGGCTTCTGGTTTCCAATCGTCGTACTGCACCTGCACCACTGGGTTCACCTGCTTTTGTTAGGGACCTGAATGACCGACGTCTGGAATCAGATCGCCGGTCAGCACTTCAGGGATGGTGTCTGGGCCGTGAAGCAACAGTACAGCATCGGGCCGCCGCACAGCGTACTGGTCTGGATCTGAACAATGATCGACTGGTCCTGAAACGGGCACAGTCCACCACGGTGGGTGATGGTGGTTACACCATCCCACAGGGATTCCTCGCAGAACTTGAAAAACGATTGCTGTATTACAACAATCTTCGCAATGTCTGCCGGGTAATTCGCACTGACACCGGAAACCCACTCCCATTCCCTGTCACTGATGACACTGGGAATCCTGCTGCTGTTGGCGCAGAAAACACTGCACCATCAGAAACTGCAATGACGTTCACACAGGTTCTTCTGGGTTCATATCGTTATGAATCCCTGGTACTGACCAGCAACGAACTGTTGCGGGATTCAGGGCTGGATCTGGCTTCTGAAATCGGTGGCATGTTGGGTGAACGTATCGGAAGGAAAGAAGCCACTGACTTTACCACGGGAAATGGAACCACAGCCCCACAGGGTGTGGTGACAGGTTCCAGTACTGGTGTTGCTGGTGCAACCACCACCACCATTACTCTTGCCAACATCATGGGGTTGATCGGATCCCTTGACTATTCCTACCAGCAGGGTGCAAGTTTCATGATGCACCAGGCAGTGTGGAACACGATTCTGCAACTGGCTGACAGTCAGTCCAGACCACTGTTCCTTGACCTGCTGAATGGTAATACCCCAAAATTGCTGGGCTACCCAGTAATTGTCAATAATGCAATGGCTTCCAGCATTGCAGCCAGTGCCAAAACCATCCTGTTCGGTGATTTCAGTAAGTACATGATTCGTGACATCGGTGATATTGAAATCCTCCGATTGAACGAACGATATGCTGAAAAGTACCAGACTGGGTTCCTGTCTATCCATCGTTCAGATGCAAAAGTCATGCAGACGAACGCGATCAAGCGGATTACCCAGCCTGCATCATAAGGTGAGCCATGAGAGTTAGAGTCCTGATCCATTGTGTTGGCACATCTGAAAATCACTGGCCTGGTACTGTCATTGACGTACCAGACAGCGATGGACAGAGGATGCTGGATGCAGGGCTAGCTGAACTGGAAGTGGTTTCAGTGGTGGTTCCTACCATCGCTGAAACCCCAGAATCTAAGCGAAAAAAGAGGTTTGAATCCCGATGAACCTAAAGGTGTTGGCCCAGCCTGCTGTGGAACCCTGCACCTTAGCAGAGGTGAAAGCCTACTGTCGGGTAGACAGCACAGATGATGATTCCACCATAAATGGAATCATGGCTGCAGCTAGAGAATACGTTGAAAGACACACTAAAAAGACTTTAATCTACACAGCCTACAGACTGACACTGGACGCTTTCCCTGCATGGGATGACATTGAATTACCTAGAATTCCAGCCATTTCAGCCCCATCAGCTACCATATCTGGTGTCAATTATGACACACCCAGAATCAGGTACTGGGATGGTGATGGTAACCAGCAGACCATGGTTCTGGATGTGGACTATGAACTGTTGCTGGATGATAACCCACCCAGAATAGTACTACCTTCCACCATGCTGTGGCCTGTTACTTTGGTGTACCAGCGGGGTTCTGTGGAAGTAGATTTTGTTGCTGGGTATGGCTCTGCACCTGGTGCAGTCCCACCACTGCTGAGAATGGCCGTGAAGATCCTGACAGCCCACTGGTACGAACACAGGGACGCAGTAGGTTCCTATGGGACAGAAGTCCCACTGGCACTGGCTAACATTCTTTCCCTGCATGATTCAGGGGGTTACAACTAATGCCCCTAACCACTATCGGCACCATGAGACACAGGCTAGTCCTACAGTCCCCCACAGACACTGTGGACAGTTTTGGACAGCCCATCAGAAGCTGGACCACCTACACCACGGTGTGGGCACAGGTCATTGCACAGGGTGGGACAGAGGTTCAGCAGGCTGGACAGCTGTCTGGTCTGGTGACATACCAGGTGGTCATCAGGACCCTGTCCACAGTTGCGATGACACACAGGATGATATGGGGGACCAAAACCCTGAACATTCAATCTGTTATTCCACTGGATGGTGAGCGGAAGTTCCTTAGAATCGTGGCAATCGAGGAACAACCATAATGGGTAGACCATTCGGTGTGGACCTGCACATACAGGGACTGGATGTGATGAAAAGGATTCTGGGGGACTTCCCCAAGTCCCTGAATGCAGCATTCAAAAGGTCTGCAACCATGACTGGTAGGGTGGTCAAGAATGCAGCAAAAGCACGGGCACCATCAAGAAAGAAGTCCATCAGGATAGGTAGCAAAAGTGTGGCCATGTATGGCACTTCTGGATCACTTAAAAAGTCTATAGACAATGTGGCCAGAAAGCCCAAAAACGCACAGGGCACATCCACATGGCTGGGCATTATTGGTGCCAAAAAAGCCATGGGGGCTGTTGGATGGGTCAAGTGGTACAAAAGAGCCAAGGGACAGCCCACCTACAAAAACACCACAGTTTCCATTGAACCTAGCAGGTATTCCCATCTGGTAGAGAATGGGTCGATGAACAAATTGTGGCGCAGTGGGCGTATGGTACAGGTCCCAGCTAGACCATTCCTTAGACCAGCGATGGACAGTTCAAAGTCACAGGCACTGTCCATCACAACAGACAGTGTCAATAAAGAAATTGAAAAACTGGTCAAGTCCGGGAAAGCATCCCCTGTCAGCAATGGGGAAACATCATGAGTCTACTAGGGAAGGTACTCAGGACCTACCTGACAGAACAAACAGGGTATGCAGCTACGATACCTGGTGGAATCAGTCCAGAGGTCACAGGGACTGGTCTACCACTACCATTCGTTCACTATGCTGGTGTGTCCAGACAGAGAATAAATCTAGTGGGCAATACCAGCATTTACTACACTGAACGGGTGACATTCGCCTGTGCAGCTACCACACGGGCTGGTGTGCAGACTGTGGTGGACTGGATAACATCGAAAATTGCGCTGGCTTCTACACGAACTGTTATGTCTGGTGTCACTGTCCACACACTACGGGTGGATGATGAAGGCGATATAGCAGAATTCCTTGCAGATGGTGCAGATGAACCAGTCCGAACCACAACAGTGGATGTAATAGGGTCTTATGAAATAACATAAGGGGGTGATCCATGGCGATTCAGTTTCCAGCGGGTGCAGTGGCTTCTATCAACACATTGACAGCAGGGACACCTGGCACAGCTACTGTGTTGACCAATGTAAAAAGTATCGGTGGATCTGCTGTCACTAGGGCAATGGCTGATGTGACGGCACTGGGTGACACCGCCTTGCAGCGGCTACCCAGCCGGAACGACAAGGGGACATTGCAGATTACTTTTTATCTGGACGACACAGCCACAGCCACTAACCAGATAACCGCACTGAAAACCCGATTGACTTCTGGCACACACAGCAGAATCACCGTGAACCTGTCCTCAGGTTCCACCATTGATGACCTGTTCCAATATGATGGGTATGTGTCGGAAGTGGGTGAACCAGAAATTGCAGCGTCTGATGATGCACTGCAATACACTGTCACCCTGCAGCGATCTGATAAGTACTAATCGAGGTGATGTATGGGTCTGAATAGGGAACAGCTACTAGCACAGGCAAAGCCCAAAATCATCGAAGTCCCAGTCCCAGAATGGGGTGGGACTATCCATTTACGGGACATCACAGCTGGTCAGAGGGACCAGTATGATGGTTACCAGATCGACCAGCAGGGACAGCAGAAGTACACAGATTTCAGGGCTAGGCTGTTGATCCTGTCCATCTGTGATCAGGATGGAAACAGGCTGTTCACTGATGCAGAGGTGTCCACCATCAGCAGTCTACCAGCACATGTGGTGGACAGGCTGTGGGACCAGGCTGCACTGTTATGTGGGTTGAAAACAGAGGAAGTGGAAAAAAACTAAGAAAAAGACCGGTCAGGCGGGTGATGTTCCGTCTGGCTGGTCATCTGGGCTGCACTGTTGCAGAACTAGAACAGAGGCTGTCCAGTTCTGAATTAACCGAATGGGTAGCACTCGCATGGTTAGATCCATGGGGTGAATACAGGGCTGATGTTCGTGGGGCTGTTGCTGCATGGGCTAGTGTGGCGGCATGGTCATCACAGTCCAAAGTTCAGGACTTTTTACCATCAGATCCATGTGCAATCCCAGAACCGAAAAGTGTAGAATCCAGACCAGCGGAACAGAAGAAAGTGGCTAGCCTGGATGAACTGGCTGCAGCCAAAATCTACCTGACCAGTCTGGGACTGGTCCCAGTTAAGGGGACAGACAATGGCTAGTATTGCAAAAATGTCTGTCCAGATGGGGTGGAATGGGGAAGAGGCTGAAAAGGGTGCAGCCTCGATGACCAAAACTCTACAGAAGGTAGAGTCTGCAGCTAATTCTAGTAATGACAAAATGAAAGAAATGGGGAAACCAGACTCAAAAGAAGAAGCAATTTTCCAGAAAAAACTTGCCAACATGAACGAACTGCAACGGCAACAGGCACTGGCTTTTGAAGAAACAAAAAAGCGCAGAATGGCTATGAATGCCGAAGAAATCAAGGCAGACATAGCCAAGGAAAAGAAGACAAAAGAAAAGGAAATGTTCGCTGAATCCCTGAAAAACATGAATGCACTAGAACGCGATAAAGCATTAAAAGACAAGGAAACTCAGAAACGCCGCATGAACATGACTAAGGAACAGATCTTAGCAGACATTGAGGCAGAAAAGAAAAAAGAGGAAGCCAAAAAACCCAAGGCACCTGGTGCAGGGATGTTTACAGAGGTACTGTCTGGAATCACCCTGCTAAAGGGTGCTTTTGATATGTTGGTGTTGGCACCCATTCAAGCATCCATCGGGATTCTGAAACTGGGTGGTGATGCACAGGCGACACAGATCAAGTTAGGGTACATGGCTGGTTCTGCTGTGCAGGGTGTGGATGCATTCCGAAAAATGCAAAGACAGGCTACAGATACTGGTGTCCCACTGACCAGTCTTACAAAATCACTTACTACTCTGACTGGTCTGGGGCTGTCTGTGCAGGCCGCCGGGAACATTATGTCAAGGCTGGGCAATGCTGTTCAGATCCTAGGTGGTGGTGCAGCTGGTGCAGATGCAGTGTCTGGTTCGATTGCACAGTTGCGAGCATCAGCCACAGCAACCGAGGGACCATTGCAGCAACTTCAAGCTGGCGGCTTGAAGGTGTTTGAAGCACTGGCAGAAGAACTAACTAAGGTCACTGGGGAAGCACACACTGTCGAAACAGCTATGCAGAAAGTCCGTGATAATGCAGTCATGACCAGTACTGCTGTTGCAGCGGTATTCAGGGCAAGCAATAACCCCACAGCACAGGCTGCAGCTGATGGTATTGGTGCCACATTCGGAAGACAACTAGACAAATTGAAGGAAGGGTTTACAGCAGTCCTGACCAGTGTAGGTGAAACCCTGATCAATGCACTGAATCCTGAACGTGTTATTGCTGCATTCAGAGGTGGGATGGATGCAGTCAAAGCCATTATAGACCAGATAACAGAAAGTCTGGGACTGGTAATGGATCCCAAAAAAGCCGAGGGGCTAGAATCTGTTTTCAGAAATTCCAGAAACATAGTGATAGACATAGCTGAATCCCTGGTAATGGCTGGGGTGAAACTGTTTGACTGGGTCAAGCAGTCTGCAGGCATGTTCACCACGGTGATGGACAAAGCACAGCTACTGGCATTGCAAGCAAAGAAAGCCACTTTTGTGGCCACTGATCCTATTCTGGGTGGGGAAGATAGGACCATGTTGACAAGGGCACTGAACCTTGCAACAGAACAAGACATTAAGAACATGAACAAAGAAATCATGGACATTAGGGTCAGACTGGGCCATGCACAGGCTGCAGGTGGTAGGGGACCAGTTACAGACACTGCACCTATTGCCAAAACTTTTGAAGCTGTCAGAGAAAAAATGAAAAAAGCAGATATGGAAAAAGACGCTGAAAAGAAAGCAGTAGAAGCACAAAACAAAATCAATGATGCAGCAAAAGAATTGGCTAAGAATGCAGACAAGGCGGCGGCTGCACTGGAAAACCTACGGAAACAGGAAAAACAACGCGTAGAAGATCTGGAAATGATCAATAAAGATCTGAAAGTCAAGACACTGGATCTGATGCGGGCTAATGCCACAGCCATGGAAGAATTCAGCAGGAAGATCACAGACAGCCTGAATCAGGTGAAACAAGCAGCTGGTGCAGATGCAGCGTTAAACCTGAAATTCAAACAGGGGCTAAGGCGACAGGTAGGGAAAGACCTGCAACAACTCATTGCAGATTTTGGCACAGCCCCTGATCAGAACTTACCCAGTACCATGACTAAGGGTTCCAGCGCAGCGGTGGAACAGGAAATCAGGGCCAGTATGCAGCTAACAGAAAAAGACTTTCAGTCCCAGCTAAAGGCCGCAATGCTGAACCAGGCAAGGCAGTCTGAACTGCAAGTGCAGCGGTTAGACAGGCTGGTAGCTGCGGCTGATGCTGCTGGTGTGTTCGCAGAAGCACAGCTAAACGAACAGAAACGCATTGCAGACGCACAGAAAGAGGCTGCAGCGAATGCAGCTAAAGGAAAGCCTGCTGTTGCTGTCGCACCAAAATAAAGGATTCCAGCCATGGCTTACACACATTTTGTAGAAGTAGCAGAGGGTCGCACAGCTAATGTGGACCAGAAGTACCAGAGGACCTACACCAGGGTCTTTCTGGTCAGGACAAACGATTGGGCATATGGTCCAGCTTATGCAGCCAGTCACCCATCACTTCCAGCAATCTGGTCTAAATACCCAGAAGATCTGAAAGCCTACTGCACCAGCATCACACCCACACAGGATCAAGGGGACCCCTACCTGTGGCGAATCACTGTGCAGTATGCATACATAGTCAATGAGTCCCCGGAACAGGAAACACAGCAGGATGGACAGGACCCAGCAGAGAGAGTTGAAAACCCACTGCTACGTCCACGGGATTACACAGTCAGTACCACCAGCTATCCACTGGCTGTGAAATTCGACAGGTTCGGGGTGAAAATAGCTAACTCTGCTGGTGATCCATTCCTTCCACCTATCGAAATAGTCAAGGGTGGGGCAACCATCACAGTGGGGCTGAACAGCCTGAATCCAGTCACATCCACATGGATAGCATCCATCGGGAAACTGAATCAGGCTTCCTTCATTTTGGGACCGTATGCTGTTGGTGCGGGGCTAGCAAAATTGAATTCCGTGAATGCCAACAGAGTTTTCGAGGATGGGATATCCTACTGGCACTGGACGCTGGTGTTTGAATACAGACCAGACGGGTGGTCTTTTGTTGTTGCGAATGTGGGGAAACGTCAACGGTCCCTAGTTCTGGATGAATTCGAGGACATCATATCACCTCTGGGTGGTATAGTTTCGACACCAGTCTATCTGGACGAATTCGGTTTCGCACGAAAACCCAGCGAGTCTGCAACCTATCAAGTGTTCCACGTTTACCCCAGAATTGCGTTCCCCAGCCTGTAATCCAGAGGTGTTCCCATGGCTGGTTATCTTGTCGATGGTGAAAGTTTCAGCAGGATCAGCAGGATGCTGTTGGACTTTGAATCTGGTCAATTGACTAACAGAAATGCCGATAATGTAAACTATGAAACCAGTACCAGTCCCATCATTCACCCTGTACTGGTTACCAGTACCACCAAAAATGGGTATGGGTACTACGCTGGAAAACTGCTTAGGTACGACTCAAAACTAAACACATACACTGAATTTTCAGACATCCTGATCAGGGATGTAAACAACGATGACCTGACCAGAAAAAGGTATCTGGGGCGGTTAGCTGGTTACAGTGCCGATTCCAAAATTGTGTACCTGGTGCAACTGGTAGCAGGTGTGACCAGTGGTGATTCTGGGTCAGGGTCTGGTGAATCAGGCAGTGGTTCAGGTGTGTTCAGTGGGGCTTCTGGATCACTAGCCAGTGGGTCTGTCATCAGTGGTTCTGCAGTCAGTGGATCTGCAATCAGTGGTTCTGGTGTGTCTGGATCTGTGGTCAGCAGTGGGTCTGCACCATGCACAGGTAGTTGCTACTACTTTTGGTCTGGGGATGCTTGGGCTTTACAGAACAGTACCTGTACTGATGGGTGTGGGCCATGCACACCACCTTCCACACCAGGTACACTTTTCGGTGAATTTCTAATTGTCCCCTGTACTGCCGAATCTGGATCTGCACCAGACAGCGGACTGATCATCAGTGGATCTGAATCTGGGTCTGGGGTGTCTGGATCTGCTGTTAGTGGGTCTGTGCTGTCTGGATCAGTAGCCAGTGGGTCCATCATCACCAGCGGTTCTGTGGTGGATTCTGGGTCTGTAGCCAGTGGTTCTGGTGTGTCAGGATCGATAGCCAGTGGATCTGTGCTGTCTGGTTCTGGTGTGTCAGGATCTGTGGCTAGTGGTTCTGTGGTGTCTGGTTCAGGGCTGTCTGGATCAGTGGCTGGTAGCCAATCTGGTGCAGGTTCCACTTCTGGTGGGGGTTCTGGCAATACCATAGAGGTGGTAACAGATGTGCAGTGTGTGAATGGTAGTATTGTTGTGACAAAAACCACCATCACATTAGCTGGGTGACCATGACCACATACAGCATAGGACCATGCAACTGTTGCACAGGCTGTGGGTGTTCATCTTGCCTGTGGCGGTGGATTTATGTGGAAGCCACTATGTCCTACCAGTGGTCAATAATCGATGGATGTGGTGGTGGTAGTGGTTCATCTGAACCCTGCTGTGGCTGTCCATCACCACCACGCATGGGAGAATATGAAGACGAAGAATACCAGAT